AGATTGATGGCTGTGAAAAGAATGCGTCGCGTCCATAGCTTGAGCGATCGGGTGCGGGAAACTATCGCTCTGGCGCGCCAGGCGGGATACAGCATTGCGGCAGTCGCACGGATGATGAATTTGCCAATCTCGACCGTGGCCAACGCCCACCGCGTCACGGATGCTGATCCAATGTCGGAAAATTTCGCGAGGAGCTGCAGAGATCATCTATCGCTCGGCACGCGATCGGTTTGTCGGGAAGGGAAAGAATGACGGGTCACTCGAGGCATTCCTACTGGTTTTTGGGATATTGATCATGCGACTGTACGGCGCAATTCAGAAGGTCGAGCCTCAGGACGACGGAACCGTCCGCGTGCATGGGATTGCAACATCCGAGGCGGTGGACGATCAGGGAGAGGTCGTGCAGGCAGATGCCATCCGCGCGGCCATTCCTGATTATATGCGCTTCCCCGCACTGCGCGAGATGCATCAGCTCTCGGCTGCTGGAACAACACTCGAAGCCGAGGTCGGTGATGACGGCGTGACTCGGGTCGTTGCCCATGTTGTCGATCCCGTCGCGGTCACCAAGGTCAAGAATCAAGTCTACCGCGGCTTTTCGATTGGCGGCAAGGTCACGCGGCGCGAGCCAGGCAACCCGAAAGTCATTACTGGGTTGGTCCTGAATGAAATTTCGCTGGTCGACCGCCCGGCAAACCCGGAGGCAGTTTTTGACTGTTGGAAAGCCGCCGAAATTGCCGGTGGGAAAACCCGCAAGGCTCAGGAGGCGGTCACAGACGAGCCATTTAACCCTCCAATTCAGATCTGGGCCTGTGGCGTGCCTGATCACCATCATCTTGCCAAGAGCGATGCGCTCAGGTGCGTCCAGGACCGGACGCTCGGGCCAGGTGATCCTGTAGGTCAACAGCCGGGCCAAGTGCTCCTGGGCGATGCCTGCGGAGCCGAGATGGCGATCGATGCCGCCAGAAAGGCAATTGCGACGGCCGAAGGGGCGCTCGCCAACACTGATGGTCGAGAGACGAGTGACCGATCCAATACTTTTCCCGGACCTGATCATCCCTTGAAATACGCTGATCCCGGATTTCAGTCTGATGGTAGGCGACGGTATCCAATCGATACCGAGCGGCATATCCGAGCGGCTTGGAGCTATATCAATAACCCCAAAAATGCAGCGCGGTATGCCACCGCGCAATTGAAGCAGATCAAGGACAAGATCATCGCTGCCTGGAAGGAATTGATCGATGCCAAGGGGCCGCCTTCAGCCGAGGATGACGCGAAGGCTTCATGCGCCGCGCTGACTAAAGCGCTCTGGGATGTTGGTCGCATAGCACAGATCATTCTCGAACTTGACTGGCTTCGCGACGCTCTCGAGATCGAGGCAGCGATGGAAGGCGACCAGTCGTCACCGCCGGTCCGCCTTCAGGCGATCATCGGCGAACTTTGCAGCTTCTTGAATGTATTGGTTGGTGAAGAGACCGGCGAGCTTCTCGAAATCGTGCATTCAGGGGGCCCCGGATGCTCTGTGCCGGACACAGCAAAGTTGCTCAGAGCCGCCGCTGGTCCGCGCGGTGCAGCGCGCATCGCCGTATTCCTCAATAGGCAAAACCCAGAAATGCGGCAGCTCGCAACCTGCCTGCTCGCCAAGGCCAAGCACTCGCACGCTGATCAAGCGCTGGCAGACATCGCCCTTTATGCGTGCGACAAATGCATCGAGATTGACAGTCTGCCGGCTGATGAGAAGGAGCATATCAGCAGGGCCCGCGGCTATCTGCTGGAGGCGGGGGCCGCTCCCTCGGGAGCGCCGGCGGTTGACCCGGTCGGCAATGTGAGCGAAGTGGCACCACAGGTGAATCCCCCGGCATCCGATTTTCGCCCCGGCGACAATGCCACAACCGATACTTCGGAAGTGCGCGGCTCCAGTGGGACGACGCGCCCAAAATATCTGCCGGCGCACCAGGACCTGATGGACATCGCCCACGAATGCATCCGCAAACTGACGGACGCGACAACCTGCTCTCGGCAGCCTGCACTCTTTGGGGCAGCTCCCGCTGAGGAAAGGAGCGGCCAGACCGATGAGGTGACAAAGGCGGGCGCCCGCCATTCTTCGGAAACCTTGGGGCGACTATGCGCGGCGCACGACCATTTATTGGCGGCTGGCGCTGCCTGTGCTGGAGCGCCTCCTATTGGCGAGCAAGAGCATCAAGGCACCGAATTCGAGCCGGGAAAGGCCATGCAGGGCGGAGAGCTTGCCAAGGTGCTGGCCGACGAACGTGCCGAAAAAGCCGAACTCGTCAAAACCCTGGGTGAGATGGTGCCGCTGCTCGACCGTCTCTCAAAGCGGGTCGATGACATTGCGCGCACGCCGCTTCCCCCACTGACGATGGCTCGGGGCAGCATTTCGGTCTCGAAGCAGCAGGATGGCCGCGGGAGCGAAAACACGAGCGAAACCCAGCTCTCGCCGGAAACGGTAGCAGCGGCACTCGCCAGTATGAGCAAAGAGGAACAGACACTCACACTGATCAAGGCGAGCTACGCTAAGCCGATACGGGTGCTCGGGATCGCCCCTACTGAGCGCGTCGGGTAATCCGACACAATCTCACCCGTCTTCGCCTCTCGGGAGCGCTGCGATTCGCCGAGAGGCTTCCGCCAGCCCGGCCATAGTCGGGCTTTTTTATCCGCCCCCTTCTGGGAGGACCATTCGATGAATCCGATTACCCAGGAATCTCTGGAGCTGCTGAAAGGAGCTCTGGCCAGGCCGAACGACACGCTTGCCAAGTCGATCTCGACGGCTACGGGTCTGGTTGCCTACGACCTCCAAGCACCAGCTAAGAACCTTTATCCTTTCGTGACGCCGCTCCGAAACGTCATGCCGCGTGTCGGCGGCGGAACCGGTTCCGCAACTAACTGGCGCCAGGTCAATGCCATCATCGGCTCCGGCTTTGATTCAATGGGCTGGGTGCCGGAAGGGCAGCGCTCGGGACAGATGTCCTATTCGACCTCGAATAAATCGGCCACCTATATGACGATTGGCGAGGAGGACGCAGCGACCTTTGAAGCGATCTCCGCTGGTCGCGAGTTCGAGGACATTCAGGCTCGAATGACCTTCCGTCTGCTGCAAAAAATGATGCTGAAGGAAGAGATGGCGATTCTGGCCGGCAATGCCTCTCTGCAACTAGGCACGCCGGCCGCCCCGATACTGTCAGTGGCTGATACCGGCGCAACGCTCCCAACTGGAACGTACTATGTCAAGGTCGTCGCGCTGACCCTCGAAGGCTACCAGAACTCCAGCGTCCTGGGTGGAGTCGCCACGTCGATGACCGTCACCGGGGCCGATGGAAGGAGCTACATGCTCTCGGGCGGTTCGTCCAGCATCAGTGTCGAGGCAAGTCAAGCGGTGACGCTCGGCCAAACGCTTTCTTGCAGCGTCACTCCATTACAGGGTGCCGTAGCTTATGCCTGGTACGTCTCCACCGTCTCGGGAGCAGAGACCTTGCAGGCAATCACAACGATCAACAGCTTGGCCATCTCGGCTCCGCTCAGCACCGGCAATCAGTCGCAGACAGCAATAAACGCCGACAACTCCGCCAATGTCAGCTACGCTTATGACGGCCTGTTGACCACCGCGCTCAAACCGGGGTCAAACGCCTATGTCAATATCATGCCGACGGGAGCTGCCGGCACCGGAACGCCGCTGACTGCCTCTGGGCGGGGCTCGGTCGTCGAGATCGACAGCATGTTTCAGACGATGTGGGACAATTTTGAGCTGTCGCCGACCGTCCTGTACGTCAACTCCCAAGAGCTGAAGAACATCACCAGCAAAGTCCTCTCCAACGCATCGGGGCCGTTATTGCGCTTTGATTCCCCGGCAGACGGCAGCCAAGGCGAGTACCAGGTGACCGCGTCCGGTGTCGTGCAGTACTATTACAATCCGTTCGCAATCAATGGCGGTCTGCGAATCCCAATAAGAATCCATCCCCGTGTGCCGCCTGGCACGATCATCGGCTGGACCGAGAACCTGCCTATTCAATACCAGTCGAACGAAGTACCGAACGTGGCCGAAATAAAAACCCGACAGGACTATTATCAGATCGATTGGCCGCTTGTCACCCGCCAGCGCCAGGTCGGTGTCTATGCCGAAGAAGTGCTGGCCGTCTATGCGCCATTTGCGATGGGCGTGATCTGCAACATCGGCAACGGTTGAACTTCGGTTTGGACTAACGAGGATACTCCCGTGTCTGATATACTCGCATTACGCGCCACTTTCCCTGTGTGGGATGCCGTTGGGCACGGGATCCAGCGATACGTGCACGACCCCGACGGGGTCGTGCATGTACCCCGCCAAGTTGCGTTATATCTGCTCCACACCGGCGGGTATGTCATCCACGACCGTCCAATTTCTCCAGAGCAAATTGACGATCAGGCAGCCGCTTCCGAGCCGGTAGGCGAGTGATGGTGAGCGGCGCTTCCGCCAGCGGAAACTTTGGCGATCTGACGACGCTGACGGATGTCAAGGCGTGGTTGCAGACCGGGCAGAACGCCTTTCCGGCAACCGACGATGCGCTGCTGACGCGTTTGATCACCGCAGCGAGCCAATACATTCAGAATTGGCTCAACCGGAAGATCGCTCTGCAAGACTGGATCGAGACGCGCGACGGTGTCGGGAGCGCCCTCGGCAACCGCGAAGTGCGGTACCAATTTTCGGCTTTCCCGGTCAGCGCCGTCAGCCTCGTCGTCGTTGACGGTCTGACGATCCCGCCGATCCCGGCTTCTATCCCGACACCGCCCGGGATGGCTGCCGTTCGCACCTTTGCAACCCCGTCGGGGTACTTTTTTACCCCAACGCAAATCGTGATCAGGGGATACGCGATACCGCGAAAAGCGGGCTGCGTGACTTTGCAATACACTGCGGGCTATGCCATCATACCGCCGGATCTGGCCCAAGCCTGCATCGAGCTTGTGGCACTGCGCTATCGCGAGCGCAGTCGGGTTGGCGAGGTCGCTCGCGCGATCGGCGGCGGGGAGACCGTGTCATACTCCCAAAAAGATATGAGCGACTCGATAAAGACACTGATCCAACAATACCGAATAGTCGCGCCGACCACCGGATTCCCGATGCCGGCGTCGACCCAGACGGATGCAGCGACGCTTGTAGGTGTCATGTGATCACGGCCTCTCTAGTCGGTGACGAGCAGGCGCTGGAGCGGCTGCGCGCTTTGCCTGAAGCAGTGAATTCCCGGCTTCTTCGCGCGCTTGCTCAGCTTGGGATTGAATTGCAGCGAGACGTGCAGCAAGACAAACTGAGCGGACAGGTGCTCAGGAGCCGTACCGGCTCACTCAAATCGAGCATCCACTTTCGGATCGATCAAAGCGGTGGTGCCATCACCGCGAGCATCTTTAGCGGCAGTCGATATGCCAGCGCGCACGAATATGGTTTTGCTGGAACGGTCAGTGTGAGGGCGAGCGTGCGACGCATCAGAGAGGCATTTGGTCGGCCGATCGCTGAAAAGACGATCAGCGTGAGAGCCTATGATCGCCGGATGGATCTCCCCGAACGCTCTTTCCTGCGCTCTGCACTCAACGACATGACGCCCGCAATCCGCGATGAGGTGGAGACTGCTCTGGCGGAAGCGGTATCGCAATGATCGCATCGGATAAAGGCCGCCTGCGATTGGAGAGCTGGCAATGATCATCCGCGAGTCGATCTATGCCGCACTCTGGGCCCTTGCGGCAGGCGCGGCGAGCTTTGCCAGTGAAAACCGGCGACTGCGGCATTGGGCCGACGTGGCCCCAGCCGAACAGCCTGCATTGTTCATGAGCGAGAAGGGCGGCACCGCCGTGACGAAGGCGCTGGGAGCGCCGATCGTATGGACGCTCTATGCCGACTTTTATCTTTATGTCCATTCCAGCGACCCCTATTTGCCGCCGGCAGTGCTTTTGAACCCACTCCTCGACGCCCTCGAAGCAACATTGGCGCCATCGCCGGCGACGGGGGTCCAGAACCTAGGCTTTCCGGCGATGGTGCAGCACGCCTACATCGCCGGAAAGATCGAAACGGACGAAGGCGTTCTTGGCGATCAGGCTATTGCGATCGTACCGGTCGAGATCCTGTGCGTCTGAGCCGCTTGTACCAGTAGAACCCGGCAAGGCAAAGAGAGAGTGGCAACGGCGATTTCTTGACTCTGCAATTGCACGGCTCATTTGAAAGAACACCCCA